GCGCCGTGAGCGCGTAAATGTTGAGACGATGACTAATCAAAGAAATGCAGCGATTGCGGAAAGCAAGGACCTGCGCACAAAGCTCGCCGATACCGAGGCGGCGCTTGGGCGGGCGAACGACGGTCTTGCTTTTAAGGGGAAGGTCATTGATGTAATGCGTGACAAGCGATACAACGCCGAGCAGCGCGCCAACTACGCAGAAGCCCACCCGTGGAGAAACCTGTGGGCGTGGTTCAAGAGAAAGCTGGTGCGCCATGAGTAAGCCGCGTTACAGCTGGTGGGGCTATGTAAAAGCCATTATCCGACGCTATGTTCCCGATCGAGAGCAGGAGTTGCATGGAGTGGCTTTGTTAGAAAACAACGCTGTGCGAAAAGCGGTGAGCGAAACAGGATCCATGCAAGACGGCGAAGAGCGCTTGAAATTTATTTGCCTTGTGTTCTGGGACAAGACGCACACGCTCGAAGGGGCAGCGATGGAGGTTAACTGTTCCGACCGGACGGCGAGACGATGGCATACCGATTTTATCAAGTGCGTCGCACGGAACTACGGGCTGCTCGATGATTAAAAGTTGGCCTTAAAAAGCCATTTGCTTATGAGATAATAGAATCGCAGAGGTGTAAAAGCCTTTGCGGTTCTCTCATTTATGGCGTTTACCTCCTGCGCCATAGCGGGGCGCGGTGCTTTTCATCTTTTCACACCGCCCCCCCCGCGATTTGCCGCACGCACGATGCAGCCCACGATCAGGGCCGAGAGGTCGCACCTCTCATGCGGCACAGGACCCCGCGCACCTCTCAACGATGTGGCCCAGCGGGGACATACGCAGACGTAGCTCAGTTGGTAAAGCACCGGACTTCGTGAGCCGGTATGTCGTGGGTCCGAGCCCCACCGTCTGTGCCAGTGGCCGGGTAGCGCCCGGACAATGTGAGACCGTTGTCGTCATGGCTCACATGGAAATGACAAAGCTCGCTGAAAACTGCGCTTGTCTTGATGCGTCAAGACCGGTTTGACCTGACGGAATAGGGGCTACGACTTTTCGGAGCGTAGTTGTCGGTAGCGTGTGACAATCTAAGCGAGAAAGACGGCCAATGGAAAGAATAACGCCAAATGTGGGCGGCGTTGTGGCCCTTCGGGGCGGGTAAAGTCTGCTATGTAAGGCCAAGGGGCGGGGGGCTGGTAGCAAATAAAAGTGCGAGGTGGTGATGAGTGGCATTAACAGCAAAGCAAGAACGATTTGTGCAAGAATATCTTGTGGATTTAAATGCCACTCAGGCAGCCGCAAGAGCAGGGTATAAGAACGCCGAGAAAGGTAGGCAGTTGGTTACGAATAGTAACGTTTCGGCTGCTATTCAAAAAGCAAAGGCGGAAAGGCAAAGACGGACGGAAGTCACGCAGGACTATGTGATTGAAAAGCTAAAAGAAATTGCGGACAAGCCTGCGTCTGATTGCACAGAAAGTGATTTGAAATACGCGAACAAGCTAAAGGCGCTTGAAATGCTTGCAAAGCATACTGGCGTGTTTGACAAGCAAGACAATTCTGCCGCTGATTCTGTCGTTAAGGTGATTATCGATGTCTGATATTCGTTTGTCAGAAAAGATCGGGGCTGCGTTTTATGACATTGCACATGACATTTTCCGGCATGGTCACACGCATTACGATTTTAGCGGTGGACGCGGTTCGTTGAAATCGTCCACGGTATCAATTATCGTTCCACTTTTACTGGTTTCCAATCCGGGAACACACGCGCTTGTGCTGCGCAAGGTAGCAAACACGATCCGCGATAGCGTGTATGCACAGTATATCTGGGCAATTGGCGAGTTGGGCATGGCGGCGTACTGGGAAGCCAAGGTTTCCCCGATGGAGCTGATTTATAAGCCTACAGGCCAGAAGATCATGTTTCGGGGTGCTGACGATCCTATGAAAATCAAGTCCATCAAGGTGCCGTTTGGCTACATTGCCGTGACGCACTTTGAGGAAAAAGACCAGTTTGCCGGACGTGCGGAGATACGAAACATTTTGCAGTCGACCATGCGCGGCGGCTCGGTGTTTTGGAACTTTGAGAGCTATAACCCGCCAATCTCGCGCGACAACTGGGCGAACAAGGATAGTTTGGAAGAACGAGCTGACCGGCTTTGCCACAAGTCGACATATCTGCAAGCCCCACCTGAGTGGTTGGGCGAGCAGTTTCTTGCAGAAGCGGAACACCTGAAAGAAACGGACGAGCGCGCATATCAGCATGAGTATCTCGGTATTCCGGTAGGAACTGGCGGCAATGTGTTCGATAAACTGGAATTGCGGGAGATCACCGACAAAGAAATCGAAAGCTTCGACCGCATCTATCAGGGCGTTGACTTCGGATGGTTCCCGGACCCGTTCGCGTTTATCCGCCTGCATTATGATCGGGCAAGGGAGACAATATATCTGGTAGACGAGATTTACCAAAACAAGCTATCCAACGAGCAAAGCGCGACCATGATTAAGCAGTGCGGATATAACAATGTTAGAACGATCTGCGACAGCGCCGAGCCGAAAAGCGTTGCAGACCTTCGCGCAATGGGGCTACCTGCGTATGAGGCGGTCAAAGGACCCGGCTCGGTCGAATATGGCATGAAGTTCTTGCAGCGGAGAACGATCGTCATTGACAGACGGCGCACACCGCACGCTTACGATGAATTTGTTGGATACGAATACGAAAGAAACAAAGACGGCGACATTATTAGCGGCTACCCTGACGCGAACAACCACCTGATTGACGCGACGAGGTATGCGTTAGAGCCTGTTAGCCGCAGAATGGGAGTTATTGCATGAGCAGTGCAGTTGTCCAGAAATTAAAAGAGATTGGATATTCCACAATTGAGGATTCTTTTTATGAGCATGTGGATGTTTGGAAGTCTTGGTATCAAGGAAACGTCAAAAACTTCCATAGATACCGCAAGTATAACGGGCATGAATGGGTTAATTGCGAGAGAGAAACACTTGGCATGGCCAAGAAAGTTTGCGAAGACTGGGCCAATTTGCTTCTGAATGAAAAAATCCAAATCACAGTTGATGGAAAAGCCGAACAGGATTTCATTAACCGAATTTTGAAAGAAAACAATTTTTTGGTTAAGGCGAATGAAATGCAGGAGTTAAAAGCTGCACTTGGAACAGTGGCATATATCCCAAGAGTTATTGGGCAGCGTGTTAATAATTACGGGGCGTTAATGGCTGGAACCGCAGACGATATTTTCATCGATTATGTCACAATGGAACACATTTACCCGATTTCATGGCAAAACGGAGTAATTACGGAGTGTGCATTCGATAATATCGTAAACCGAGGTGGGAAACGATATTTATTCTTACAAATTTTTAGGAAAGCAAAAACAGGGAATTACATTATCGAAAACAGCATTTACGGGTATGAAAACGAAGTATTGACACCAGCAAACTTATCCGATGTATCAGGGTTTGAACACATTCCGGATTATGTAGATACTGGAAGCAGTGAGAGACAATTTGTTATTGACCGACTTGCGATTGCAAACAATGTCGATTATTTGCTTCCTGTGGGAATTCCGGTATTTGCAAATTCAATAAGCGTGTTGCGCGTCATTGATAAAGCGTATGATTGCTACGCAAACGAATTTGATAATGGTGCGTTGCTTTTAGCCGTAAAAATGCCCGCCACAAGATATGAGGACGGCAGGCCCACATTTGATAAGCATGACAATCGTATTTATCTGCTTCCGGAAGATACGCAGCAAGGGAATGCTGTAGATGCGATTTCCCCGCAGTTGCGAACCTCGGAACTTAATATCGGGTTGCAAGATCAGCTAAACGTTTTGTCAAGTAAGTGCGGATTTGGAACGAATTTTTACCAATTCAATCAGGGCGCAGTTATGGCAACGGCGACACAAGTTATTAGTACAAACTCAAAACTTGCGGAATCCAGAGGGAAACACCAACTTATTTTGCGTGATGCACTTACCGAACTGTGCCGCATTCTTTTGAGGCTTGGCAATAAAGCTATCGATGTAAACCTCAATGAAAATGCAGAAATCTCAATTACGTTTGATGACTCCATTTTTATCGATACTGAATCTGAACGTGCACAGGACAGACTTGACGAAAACATGGGAGCAATGAGCCTTTTAGAATACCGTATGAAATGGTATGGAGAGGATGAAACGACTGCAAAAGCTGCGTTGGAAAAGGTGCATGAGATGGTCACAGAACCTCAAAACGAGGTCGAATAAAGCATGGCGAAATATCCGTTTACGCCAGAAATCCTCGATGCTCTCCCGGAAGAATTAGCAAAAATCTATCGCGCTCTCGAAAACACGCTGCTTGATGAGATTTGCAGCCGATTGGTCTTCGCAGATCAGCTCAATGAAGTTACGGTGCAGGATATTCAAGCGCTGAGATCGCACGGCATTGACCTTAAAAGCATTGAAGAAGCTATTAGCAAAACAGCAGGGATTAGCAAACAAAAGCTAAATAGTTTGCTTAATGACGTTGTAGAGCGCAACCAGAAGTATTACACCGAAGTCATCGACCTTGCGCATGTAACGCAGCCAGAAACGCTTGTAGACGCGGCTACAGTGGATGCAATTAAGCGGCAGACCCATGATACATTCCGCAATTTAACGGCTTCTATGGGTTTCCTTGTGGGCAAAACGATGTTAAAGCCCGCGCGCGCTTATCAGTGGGCTTTGGATAACGCAGAAATGCAGATTCAGAGCGGCGCAATCAGCTACAATCAGGCTATCAAGGCGGTAGGAAAGCAGCTTGCAGACAGCGGATTGAGGGTAGTAGACTATGAGAGCGGGCATCGAGATCAAATTGATGTAGCGGCGCGCAGAGCAGTAATGACTGGCGTAAATCAAATTTGCGCTAAATATACGGAGCAGTCGGCGCAATATCTCGAAACTCCGTATTTTGAAGTTTCCGCCCATGCTGGCGCGAGAGATAAGCCGGGGCCGTCACCGTGGTCAAGCCATAAGGACTGGCAAGGCAAGGTTTACAGTATTCGCGCAAATGACATTTACCCGAGCATCTACGAGGTGTGTGGTCTGTGGGCCGTGGATGGGCTGGAAGGAGCCAACTGCCGCCACCGACGCAATGTTTGGGTCGAGGGCGTAAGTGAGCGCACATATACAGATGAGCAGCTTGCCCATATTGATGATGATCTCGGATGCGAGTTTGACGGGAAGAAATACACCGCATACGAGGCGACGCAGATGCAACGGCGCGTTGAACGCCAGATTATCAAGCAGAAAAGGCTTGTAACAGCATATAAGGCGAGTGAGCAAAAGGACGAATATTATGCCGCAAAAGCGAAACTGGCAAGACTGAACGCCAAATATAAGGCTTTTAGTGAAGCGGCGGGGTTGCCGCTGCAATGGGAAAGGACAAAGGTGCTGTATTGAACTGGGAAGAAGTCAAAAAGGCAATCGATGCAATTCTAAAGCGAGGTAACGATGTGGAAATCCGGCGCAAGGGCGATGGGTACATTGTTTTAGAGGTCAAGAAAACAATCAAATACAGCACTTCCGCGCAATAGGGCGCGGGAAAGGGCAATAGGAGCCAAGTGACTACATTTTGTAGTTTCTTGGCTCTTTTTTGTAATACGCAGCGGGGAATGACGCTGTGGAAATAAAAGGAGAATAAAAATGGCAGACGAAATCATTACTTTTGATGAAATACTGGCTGACCCCACCTACAAAGCGGAGTTTGACAGGCGAGTCACAAAGGCGCTTTCGACTGTCCAGAGCAAGCTGGACGCGGAAGTGGAGAAGAACAAGCAGTTTGCAGCGAACGGCAGCGCGGAAACGGAAGCACTCAAAAAGGAGATCGAGGGCTACAAGTCCAAGATCGCCGATTATGACTACGCAGATGTGATCCGTAAGACGCTTGCTGAAAAGGGCGTGAAATTCAGCTCTAAGGCTGCCGAGAAGGCGTATTTGGCAGACCTGAAAGCAAAGCACCTTGAAATCAAGGACGGTGCGCTTGATGGGTTTGACGAATGGCACAAGGCGCAAGTCAGCGCCGATCCGTCCGCGTTTCAAGACGGCGTAAAAATCGACTGGTCCGCTGCTGTTGGCGGCGGCGAAAAGAAAACCGACACCAATGCCGCGATGAACAATCTGATTCGCGGCGCACTGAAATAAAAAAGGAGAATCAAAATGGCAAGTATTGATCGTTCCGCACTTTCCGGCCTGATTCCGGAACCCGTAACCCGTGAGATTATGCAGGGCGCTATCGCGGAATCCGCTGTCCTGCGCATGGGCCGCCGTCTGGCGAATATGTCCAGCAAGACGCAGACCATCAACGTGCTGGATGCCCTGCCCTCTGCGTACTTCGTGAATGGCGAGGCCACCGACAGCGGCGCTGGTGAGGCGTTCAAGCAGACCTCCAAGATGGCGTGGGACAAGAAGAAGCTGCACGCCGAGGAAATCGCGGTTATCGTCCCCATTCCCGAGGCTGCTCTCGATGATGCGGATTATGACATTTGGGGCGAGGTCAAGCCCCGCCTGACCGAAGCTTTCGGCAAGGTCATTGATGCGGCTATCCTGTTTGGCACGAACAAGCCGAGCACTTGGCGCACTGGCGTTGTGCCCGCTGCTGTCGCTGCCGGTAACGGTGTTCCCGTCGGCGCCAACGTGTTCGATGACATCATGGGCGAGAACGGCCTTATCGCCAAGGTGGAGCTGGACGGCTTCAACCCCAACGGCGTTATGTCCGCTATCCAGATGCGCGGCAAGCTGCGCGGCCTGAAGGACACCACCGGCCAGCCTATTTTCAAGACCGATATGCAGGGTGCTACCCGTTACGGCCTTGACGGCATGGATATGTATTTCCCCATGAACGGCGCGTTCGACCCTGCGCAGGCACAGATGATCGTCGGCGATTGGAGCCAGCTTGTCTATGCCATCCGTCAGGACATGACCTTCAAGGTCTTTACTGAGGGCGTGATTCAGGACCCCGCCACGAAGGACATCGTTTACAACCTCATGCAGAACGATATGGTCGCGCTGCGTGCCGTCATGCGTCTCGGCTGGGAGATCGCGAACCCCATCAACGCCTACAACGCGGAAAAGGCAAATCCGTTCCCGTTCTCCGTTTACGGCAAGGGCGGCGACATCTCCGCTGTTACCGTCTCGCCCGTTACCGCAACGATGGCAAAGGGCGACAGCAAGGCGTTTACTGCTGCTGTTACCGGCGATGGCATTATCAACGGCGAGGTCGAGTGGAGCCAGAATGGCACGAAGTCCAAGATCAGCGAAGACGGCTTGCTGACTATCGATTCCGCTGAGACTAAGACCAGTATCACCGTTACGGCCAAGTCCAAGCAGGACAGCACGAAGACCGGCACTGCCACTGTTACCGTTTCTTAATCTGAAAGGAGCTGACCCGTATGACATACGCTGATTATACATACTACTCCGGCACTTATATGGGCGCCGTGAGCGAAAATGACTTCCCGCGTCTTGTTGTCCGCGCCAGCTCCTTCCTTGACTACTACACGCGCAACAGAGCGCAAGATAACGCTGATCTGGATGCGGTAAAGATGTGTTGCTGCGCGCTCGTTGACAAGTATGCAGTCATTGAATCAGCGCAGGCGCTTGCCGTGAAGAACCTTGCAAACGCTGCGGCAAATGACGCGGAAGTCAAAAGCGAAACGGTAGGTAGTTATTCCAGAACACTTGCAACGGGCGGGGAATCCGCCCTGTCTGCGCTCAGTGCGACGGACGGTGCGAAGAAACTGCTTGCGGAAACGTGCATGGAATACCTTGCCCATACCGGGCTACTGTATCGCGGAGGTGGTTGTAGATGTACGCTCCCCACATTGTAACGATTTACAACATCGTGCAGGAGATCGACCCGACAACGCTTGATGAGGTCGAGAAGGTCTATACCACAATCCTGCGTGGCGTGATGCTGCAAGCCAGCAAGGCGGTCAACGTGCGTGAAAGCGGACTTGAAAGTGCGGACGCTGTGAATCTGTATATCCCGTTCGCCGTGGAAGCGGTGGACGGGGTAACAAGAAAGCCGAAAACTTACATCGGCCCGCAATCGTTTTTCAAAGCGACGGACAAATCCGACCTGTGGACGCTCTCATACAAAGGAAACGGTGGCATGACGTGCTTTGTGAAGGGTGAATTCGTTTCGGACGACATGACCGTCGTACTGAGCCATGACGATTGCTACAACGTGACCAAGGTTGATGCGATGGACTACGGTAGCCCCAATATGCAGCACTGGGAAGTAGGAGGTGCGTAATGGGCATCAAGTTTTCCGTGCATACCGATGGAATGGACGCTGTAAGAACTGCCGTTGCAAAGGCTTGTGCGCGCGCTGAGCACGTTTTAGCCGAGCAGATGGAGAAAGACACTCAGCCTTTTGTGCCGTTTCGTACAGGCTCATTAAATGAGCGCACAAAGGTTATTGGCAATGAGATCATTTATCCGGGGCCCTATGCTCGATATCTCTATTACGGAAAAGTTATGGTCGACGAAAACGGGAATGGGCCAATGAAGTTTGTCGATAAGCATGGCAATTTGCAAATTAAATTTCCAAAAGGCTCAAAACTCCATGCGTCTGACCGAGATTTGGTGTTTTATCACGAGCACCACCCACAAGCTCAAGCTCATTGGTGCGAAGCATCTAAAGCACAGAACCTTGATAAGTGGGCGCGTGTAGCAGAAAAGGCGGTGAAGAAGTACGGAACAGGTTAAAAAGACGGTCTCGGCAGCGGAAGAGGATCAAGTCTCCCGAAAGCTGCTTGCGTGGTTAAACACGTTTCCTGACAAGCCGGTCGATTTGATTCGGTTCGAATTTCTTCCCGCCGATGCTGCGGCGATGGCGCTGTCTACGATTCAGGCGGCATACATCGTACAAAAATACATTCTCGGAGGATATCAGGCGGAATACCAATTCAAGGTCATTTACCGCATGAAACCGGGGAATAGCAATGATAAACGGCTCAAAGCTGACGAGCTGCTCAATGCTTTGGGCGATTGGGCGGCAAACGAAACACCGCCTGACATTGGCGACGGCCGGCGCGTCATTCGCATTGAGCCGACAACGCGATCCTCTCTTTTTGCCGTGTATGAAAACGGTGACGAGGATCATCAAATCCTTATGAAAATGAACTACGAGGTGATTAAAAATGGCTGATATGACCTTTAACACCACGGCGGGGCAGACCGTAGATCGCGAACTTCTGATTGCGTGTCTCAACACGGGCGAAACTGGAACCCCCACGTGGTCGCCCTTCGGTACGCGCGTCACAGATTCCAGCATGGAATATGACTGGCAGGAGGATTCCTCGAAGGATATTCTTGGCACGACGCGCACGACCATGAAGAAACCCATCATCACGCAGACCTTTGACCCGTCCGATCTGGACGCTGGGGATCCTGCCATCGTCAAGATTTGGAATCTCGCGGTCAAAGAGCAGAACGCGGCGGCGCTGGCGAATCAGGACGTGCTGATTGTCCACGCCTATGCAGGCACGGCAAAGACCGCAGTATTTGCAGAGCGCTATTCGTCCTGCATGGTTAAGCCCTCTTCCCTCGGCGGCGAGGGTGGCGGCTTTATCGGTATGCCTATCGACGTGACGCTTGGCGGCACGCGCACGGTCGGAACTGCCGCTATTAATGGAGACACCGTTACGTTTACTGCGGATTAACAACTTATAGAGGGCTGGCATCTGTCAGCCCTCATTTTGGAGGAATATATGGAACTGAGTTTTGATTCTGGTGTAAAGGAATATACCATTCGCGGCGTGAACGGCATCGTGACGGTGTACTTCAACCCTGCGGATGTTAACTTCGCAAAGAAAGCATATAAAACCTTTGATGACCTGCGCAAGAAGCAGGAGACCCGTGCAAAGACGCTCGAAAAGGATATCCCCGATGATGAGCTTTTCGACATGGTGGAAACCTTGGACAAGGAAATGCGCGGCATCATCAATGACCTGTTTGAACAGGACATTGCTAATACTCTGTTTGGAAGTATCAATGCTTATTCCGCTGCCAATGGTGCGCCCGTGTGGCAGAACTTTATGATGGCGGTCATCGATCAGTTCGAAGATGCAACGAAGCGCGAACAGGCGCTTGCAGATGAAAAAATCCGCAAGTACACACAGAAATACAAAAAATGATGTATGGACTTCCGACGTCGCTGAACGTCTGCGGCGTTGAGTATGCTATCCGCTCGGACTATCGTGCGGCGTTGGACGTGCTTTCGGTATTCGCTGCGGTCGATCTGGACAACGGGCAAAAGGTTCTGGCTGCGTTGGACATTTTCTATCCTGATTTTTTGCAAATGCCAGATGAGCACATTCCAGAAGCGGTGAAGCAAATGACGTGGTTTCTCGACTGCGGGGATGAGGGCGATAATCGCAAGCGGCCTAAGTTGATGGACTGGGAGCAAGACTTTCAATACATCGTGGCCCCCATCAATCGTGTTGTGGGGCATGAAGTGCGCGCAATGCCTTATTTCCATTGGTGGTCATTCGTCTCGGCGTACTACGAAATAGGGGATTGCTTGTTCGCAAACATCGTTCGAATCCGCAATCTGAAAGCAAAAGGGAAAACGCTTGACAAAGCCGACCGTGAGTTTTACCGCGAAAACCGTCGCATTATTGACTTAAAGCGGACGCTAACTGAGGAAGAGGACAACACCATTAATGCGTGGTTAGGCAAAAAACCGCCCGACGCAAAATAGCATCGGGCGAAGATGGTTACTTGTTTGCAATGAATGTAATTTCGTTTCCAGACCAAAAGTCGGGAGTAAAGCGGATTTCAATCTTTTCCCAGTCTTTGGGGACTTCGTATCCGACAACACCGGTCATTTTCTTACCGGCAGCAACGGCTCCATCTAACTGGGGTTTATCGGTTGCGATGATGGCCGAAATGCTCAGATTTGTCGAGGAGTCATCAACATAGGCGTTGAACGATGCGATAGAGCTAACGGCAATATCTTTATCCGACTGGTTATCAATGGAGAATTCACAAAGCAAAAACACATTACCGTCATCAGGGGTGTTGAACTGCGATCCATTGCTTTCGGCGCAAGAATCAAACTTTACACTGATTCCGTTTAGCTCGGCGGTTTCTCCAACACTAAACGTTTGTTTCTCCGCGCCAGGATCATCGCCCATGTCGTTTAATGCGGCGGCAATCATGCAAATGCCGAAAATAGCAATGATAATCCCCAGCACTGGGTGGCGCTTTTTCTGCTTGGCTCCACACTGCGGGCAAGTGGTAGCGGATTTTGCGATAGATGCCCCGCATACCTTGCAAGTAGTCATCTTATCCATTTTTCATTCCTCCTTGCCATTATTTATGGCTGCTTGGATGATATCACACAAAAAACCAAAAAGCAAGAAGGTGATATTATGGCTGACGGCGAAGTCGTATTTGAAGCGACTATTAGCGACAAAAAACTCCATCAGGAGTTGAACAAAGTAAAAAGCAATATCGAATCCTTACAAAAGGAGTTTAAAAGGCTCGGCGACCAGAAAACGCCGATGGAAGACCGGCTGCGCAACATCGGAGCAGAGCTGGATGCGGCGAAACAGGAGCTTGCCGATATGCGCACAGCGCCAAAAGGCACGTATGAGAAAATCGACGTGTCCGAGCAGGCCGAGCGCGTGCGAATGCTGCAAAGCGAATTTAACAAAACTGCAAATAGCATTGATAAGCTCAACGAAAAGCTCAACAAAACCGGCGATAAGATTTCCGACGCGAAAACGCAGGCAGTCGAGCTAACACAGCAGATCGAGGGCAGAGCCAAAGGCGCAGGGCTGCGCAATGCAACCGAAGCGGCGGCAGATTCCATGAAAGTATTTGGACAGCGCGTAAAATCTGTTGTCCGCAGCGCACTTGTTTTTACAGTTATTACCCAAGCTTTAACAAAAGTGCGCGACTGGGTAAAGAACGTCGTAATGGTAAACTCCGAGGCAAGAGAATCCATTGCGCAGCTTAAAGGAGTGCTTTTGACGCTGGCACAGCCTCTTGTAAGCGTAATTGTCCCCGCCTTTACACTGCTTGTAAAAGTTATTACGGCAGTAGTCTCGCAAATCACGCGTCTTGTGGCGCTTATCTCTGGCAAGAGCGTCAAGGCAACTGCTAACTCGGCAAAGGCGCTAAACAAAGAGACCAGCGCATTAAAGGGAACGGGCAGTGCCGCGAAGAAAGCGGCAAGTCAGCTTGCGGCGTTTGATGAGATCAACCAGATTTCCACCGATACCGCAAACGATGCGGGCGGTGGCGCATCCGCTGACGCAATCACTCCGGACTTTAGCTACATGGACGACATCAGCGACCGCTTAAAAAAAATCGCCGATGCAGTCATGCTCATTGCGGCAGGATTAGCGCTGTGGAAAATCAGCAGCAGCTTGCCGGGGGTGCTTGGCACTATTCTGCAAAAGCTCGGCGGCATCCTCATCGCTGTTGGCGGATTGATTCTTCTGTGGGACGGACTATCCGACGCATGGAATAACGGCGTCAACTGGGGGAATCTGCTCGAAATGCTTGCAGGCACAGCGGCGCTTGCCGGGGGGCTTGCAATCGCATTCGGCAAAGTCGGTGCGGGCATCGGCCTTGTAGTAGCTGGCGCAGCAATGATTATTACAGCGTTCAAGGACATTTGTGATAACGGTGCAAATCTTCAAAATACGCTGCTACTGATCGCTGGCATTGTGGCAACGGGGTTGGGGTTTTTCTTTTTAACCGGCAGTGTCATCCCACTTGTGATTGCGGGAATTGCTACGGTAGTTACCGCTGTGCTTGCGCTGACTGGCAATCTGACCGAGTTTGCGAGAAACCTTAAAGATAACATCCTTGGTGGCATTATCCAGTTTATCAAGGGAGCGTTCACTGGCGACTGGAATTCTGCATGGGATGGTGTCAAAAAGGTATTTAAAGGCATCTGGAATAGCATCGTCATTATTGCCGAAAGCGCGGTTAATGCCATTATCAAGGGATTGAACTGGCTTATCAGCAAGATCAACACGATTAAGTTTACCGTGCCGAGTTGGGTTCCTGGCGTTGGCGGCAAAAGCATCGGCGGGCATCTTTCCTCGCTTTCCGAAGTACATCTTCCGCGTCTGGCAACCGGCGCAGTTATCCCCCCTAACAAGGAATTCCTTGCTGTACTGGGAGACCAGAAGAGCGGAACGAATATCGAAACGCCACTTGCAACGATGGTTGACGCATTTAAACAGGCTATGGCGGAATCGGGCGGCGGTGCAACTACGGTCGTTATCCAGCTCGACGGTAAGGAAATCGCACGCAGCACCGTGAAGAACATTAACAACATGACGCGCGTGGCAGGTAAGCCCGTGCTGTTGTACTAAGGAGGGGTAACATGGAAGTCCTTATTATCAACGGCACGGACTACTCCGATGCTATCGCTACAAAGGGATATGGGTGGAGCCGCAACGACCTCGACAGCGACAACACGACCCGCACAAAAGATGGGAAAATGCGCCGCGACAAGATCACCACCAAGCGGAAACTAAGCTATACAACGCGCTCTATGCCTCGCGATAAACTGGCAAAGCTCGATGATGATCTCAATAAAACAACGTGCACGGTCAAGTATCTTGACTTGCACGGAGTTCGAACCAGCACGTTTTACTGCTCGTCGATGGAATGCACGCTCGAGGAAGCGGCGGACGACAATGAGGTGTGGGGCGGCGCGACGTTTAATTTGATCGAGGTGTGATATGGGGCAGACGACAAGTGCGCTGTGGCGCGAGCTGCTTCACAAGCCCGGAACGGAACGGGAATACAAATTTACTATCGCCGGAACGGAATATGGAAAAGACGCGGAGGTTTCCCATTCTGTCGAATCGCAGCTGTTTGAAGAGTTTGGCATCGGCAATGCCTGCTGCGCGACGCTAAAGCTTGCAGTTATCGCGGACAATGTTCCGCGCGGTGCGACGATCAAGCGTTATCTCAGGCTTGTTAATGGCAGTCAGGTGACAGACTGGATTCCCAAAGGCGTGTTTTTTACTAACCGCCGGTCCTGCGATGGGAATTATTGGGAACTCGAAGCATACGACGCTATGAGAAAGGCCGACGTTGTGTGGGAGCCAGACCAGTCGCTTAACTTCCCGATGACTATGCCTGACGCTGTAAACATCTTTTGCCAGTTAATGGGCGTGGAGCTGGACAGCCGCACAGTGCTCAACAGCTCGTATACCATCGACTATCCCGCAAATGATTACACCATTCGCAATGAGCTATGTTTTATCGCAGCGGCGCACGGCGGGAACTGGATTATCACCGATGCGGGGAAACTGCTGCTTATTCCGCTGTTGTCCATGCCTGCTGAGACGAACTATCTTATTACAGAATCGGGCAACGCTATTACGTTTGGAGGGATGAGGATTCTTGTCTGATAAATATTACGTCGGCGGCGACATTACAAGCTTTGCCGACAATGGCAAGTATAAGCCTATCTCTCGTGTGACGCTGCTTGTGGATGATGAAAACAGCCTGACGGCTGGTGATGATACCGGGATGGAGGTTATTGCAAGTTGCCCTCACGCTACGCAGCCAATGGTAAATGCTTTACTGCAAACCATGAAAGGCTACCAGTATCAGGCGTACGAAGCAGGCGAGGCAAACATCGATCCGGCGGCAGAGCTGGGCGACGGCGTGACGGTTGGGGGCATTTATTCGCCGCTTTCTAAACTCTCTGATGATGGGCGCGGATACGCGGGTATTTCTTCCCCCGGGGAAGCAGAGATGGAAGACGAATACCCAGCTGAGGGGTACATCACACAAGAGTTCAATCGCAAGATTGCCGAAACACGCTCGACTATCACCAAGACCAGCGAGGAGATCATGCTCAAGGTCAAGGGCGTTGATGGGCGCGTGACGTCGCTGTCGACGTCCATTGACGGCATTGAGGCCAATATTTCGAGCCTCAACGGCAGCATTACCAACATCAAGGCCGATATCAACGGCTTGCGCATGACTGTCTCGGGCAAGATCGACGGCAGCACAGCACAGAGCATGATCGACCAGAGCATTGACAAGATCACGCTGAGCGTATCGAGCAGCAGCAGCGGTACGACGTTCAAAATTCTCAGTAATGGTGTTGTCGTTGATTCGACCGGTTCGATCGACTTGCACGTTGACGCCGTCAACATTGACGGCACGCTGACGGCAAGCGAGATCGAGGGCGACACGATCACGGTGCGCAACGACAACGGACGGCGCTGCGGTTACATCTATACCGAGTACGCCAGCACGGCGGACTACAAAATGACGCTCGAGAGCAAGGCTATGGAGTTGAACGCGACGAGCGGAAACCTGTATCTGTCGGGGAATAACGGAAGATCAGCGCTCAATTTCGACTACGACTTCATCGATTGCCGCGGCGATTTCGCCCCGAATGCAGATAACCGGTACAATCTTGGCGCACCAAATTTTGTTTGGAGCACGATCTATTGCAGCACGAACGAGTTGAACGGGTCCGACCGGAACATCAAGAACAGCATTGAGGCGCTGCCGGTGAAGTACGTGCGCATGTTTGAGCTCGTCGAGCCGAAGCGCTACAAGCTGAACAGCGGCACGAGCGGACGCTATCACACAGGCTTCATCGCGCAGGAGGTAGAGGACGCCATGCGCGCGTGCGGCATTGATTCGCAGGAATTCGCGGGCTGGGCGGCGGCCAAGCTTGATGACGGCAGCGAGACCTATTTTCTGCGGTACGGTGAGTTTATCCCAATTCTGTGGGCCAAGGTGCGCGAGCAGGAAGCGCGGATTAGAAGATTGGAGGCATCGGCATGAAAGAAGCAATGGAACTTTTGAGCAACGCGTTTGACACGCTGAATAACACGTTGGTTTTGGGCTCGGAGGCGGGCAAGATCAGCGTCGTCAAGGCGCAGATTCAAAAGGCTTATGAGATTTTACATCGCGAGGCGGAAGAGCAGGAGAAAGACAAGCGCGAGCTTGTCGCGCTGAAATATCAGCTTGAGGATGCAAAAAAGAAAGCAAAAAAAGTAAAGGACGGCGAAGCCGAAACCGCGAAAGCGCCCGAAGAAAGCGAGGCAACCGATGGCTGATAAAGCAATTTCCGACCTCACGCAAGCGTTACAGATCACTAACGAAGACCAGTTTGTGCTTGAGCAGGGCGGCGAGGCGAAGATGCTGAAAGGCGAAACGCTGCTGAAGTTTGTCACGCTGAGCGTTGTATCGGTCACGGTGACAACGCTGCCCGCAGGAAGCTCAGCAACGGCGACTTACGACAAGTCGACTGGTACGCTGGCACTTGGCATTCCGCAGGGTAGCAAGGGCGATACCGGCGCGACAGGTGCGACTGGCCCTACAAACGTGCTGACGATTGGCTCGGTCACGTCCGGCAAGGTGGCGAGCGCGACCATTACCGGAGAAGCCCCGAATCAGGTGCTCAACCTTGTACTCGAAAAGGGTGAACAGGGTGAACAGGGTGAACAGGGTAAGCAGGGTATTCAGGGTGAAATTGGTCCACAGGGCAATCCCGGCGCAGATGCTCCCACGATTACTGGCATCACCATCCGGCAGAGCGACTATCACCTTATCGTGACGCTGTCGGACGGCACGAGCTATGACGCGGGCTATTGCCGAGGCGCTTCCGGCGCTGGTACGGGTGACATGCTGGCGTCTGTGTATGACCCTAACAACAAGCATCAGGACATCTTTGCATATGTTGACAATGCTATCAAAGACGTCAAGGTGACTACTGACGCAACGCCTACGCAGGGCAGCACCAATCCTGTGCAGTCTGGCGGCGTGTACTCGGCGCTTGCCAATAAGCTGGGCAAGACCGGCGATGGCAGCAACGTCACGGCGGCGTTCACTGTGGCAACCACCCGCGCAAACGTTGCAACGGGCGAAAAGCTCTCCGTGCTGTGCGGCAAGATTGCAAAGTGGTTCGCAGACCTCGGCAGTCTGGCATTTAAGAGTACGGTCGCAAAATCCGACCTTGCAAGCGACGTGCAGACGAGTTTGGGCAAGGCGGACAGCGCTTTGCAGAGCTACACAGAGACCGACCCGACCGTGCCCGAATGGGCAAAGGCGGCGACCAAACCGAGTTACACGGCCTCTGAGGTAGGCGCGCTCCCAAACACAACGGTCATTCCGTCCGTCCCCTCCACCACCTCCCTCCTCAAGGGCAACGGCTCGGGCGGGCTGGTGGCGGCGACGCGCGGCAGCGACTACATCGCGAGCGGAAACATCGTCAAGCAGACGCTTGTGGCATCGGAGAGCACACCCACTGAGAACTTCGCAATCAACTGGGTGTACGGCTAAGGAGGGGCGGAGATGGCAAACTCGCTTTTAAGTACTAAAGTCGCGGGTAGCATTATCAAAATCAAGGAGAGTGGAAGCCCTGTTGAGTTTATCGTGTGTAAGCACGACTATGAAAGTGAACTAAATGGGAGTGGTCGCACACTGGTGGTCCGCAAGGACTGCTATGACAACCGCCAGTGGCACAGCTCCAATGTCAACGCATACGCTACCAGCGACATTGATGCCTGGTTCAACAGCACCTACAAAAACCTACTTGATGCAGACATCCGTGGGGCCATCGGCACCACGAAATTCAAGTACACCCCCGGCAACGGCAACAACATCGTTAGCACACTGGAACGTGCTATTTTCTCGTTGTCTGCCACTGAGCTGAACAAATCGGAAAGCTGGTTTAATGTGGAGGGCACGGCGCTGGAAATCGCCAGCTCTCTCAAGATTGCCTACATGAACGGCTCCGCCGTTGTTCAGTGGACCCGCTCCCCGTTCAGGAATAGCAGAGACTACGCCTGCCACTTGAACTCCGATGGAACTGTCGACGCAAACTACTGCGCCAGCTCCTACGGCTCCCGCCCCGCTTTCACTCTTCCCTCTGACGCCCTCGTCGACGACAGTGGCAACGTGGTCATCCCCAACCTCACCGCGCACAAAACTCTCGTCAACGGCACGACCTACACCGTCAAGAGTGGCAAGTGCATGGTGGGCGGCACGGTGTACAACATCCTCAAGGGCAGGACGCTGATTGACGGGACGGGGTATGACATCACGTTTGCGCCGCCCTACGACCCTGTATTTGCCAACAACACGTGGGAGCAAATCATCGCGGCGTGCCACAACAACGAAGTGCCGGAAACGTGGAAGGTAGCAGACCAGAAGCCCATGACCATCGGTGGCACGGATTATCTGATCGACATCATCGGCGAGAACCACGACGACTATTCAGATGGCTCGGGCAAAGCCCCGTTGACCTTCCAGCTGCATGACTGCTATAAGCTGGCGAAGGCGATGCACTCCACTGCTGCAAATACCATGGGTTGGACACAATGCTCTATGCGAGTAGAGCACTTGCCCATTATTTTGAAGCAGATGCCTGCGGACGTACAAAGTGGCATCCGTGAGGTGAACAAGATTTCCTCGAGCGGCGGTAAGAAACCCTCTCTTGAAACTACGAAAGATAACCTATTCTTACTGAGCGAGGTTGAAGTTTTTGGTAGTTCCAGTAACTCCCTCTCAGGTGAAGGCACGCAGTACGACTACTACAAAGCTGGTAACAGCACGGTGAAGAACTTTAACGGCAGTGCATACGACTGGTGGGAGCGTTCTCCAACTGCCAATAGCACCAGATATTACTGTAATGTCAAAAGCACAGGCAGTTCCGTAAACAGTAGTGCAAATGTTACCCGTGGCGTGGCCTTCGGCTTCTGTTTCTAAAGAAAGGACTGATTATTTATGGCAACTTATATCAAAGTCAACAACACCGAATACCCCGCAGAGATCAACGGCAACCCCAAAGACCGCTCGTGGGGCGGACGCGACACCAAGACCGTCACGCTCACCATGTCCCACGACGAGGCGGCGGCGCTGCTGCCTGACAACACGCCGTGGAGCATCGTGCTGCGCGAGACAGTGGACGTGCTGGACGAGCAGGACCAGCCCACGGGCGAGACCAAAGAGGTCGTCAACGAGTACGACAATAGCGAGTATAGCATCGCTGGCGACCTCACTGACCACCGCGACGGCACCGTATCTATCAAGATGGGCAAGCCTACGGAGACGGAGAACGCCAAAGCGACCGTTACCGCCCTTGCGGGCGCGCCGGTCACATACGCCCGTGCGGTGGAGCTGCGGCCCATCATCGAGCAGGCGGCGGTCAGCCTGAGCGACGGCGAGGCGGCGACTGTGCCCGAGCTGTCCCCGCGCTGGGCGGATCACATCGGCGAGACCGTCAAGCCCGGCGACCGCCGCAGCGATATGGACGAAAGCGGCGTGTTGCACGTCTACAAAGTCCGCGAGGGGCAGGGCCACACGACACAAGCGGACTGGCCCCCGCACCTGACACCCGCGCTGTGGGTCGTGGTCGACGTTACCCACGCGGGTACGCAGGACGACCCCATCCCCGCCGCGCGCGGCATGGAGTACACCTATGGCCTGTACTACCTCGACAGCGAGGACGGCAAGACCTACAAGTGCGAGCGCGTCGGCGAGGCGGACGGCGGCAAGATCGTCTTGCAGTATTTGCCGCATGAGCTGGTGGGGAATTATTTCACGGCGGTCTAAGGCCGCAGAAAGGGAGCGGGATATGGATAATGCAAAGCACTACGATGATGCGGCGATCGCGCTGATCGAAAGCCGATGCAAGAGCAATACGCATCGAATCAACGAGTTGCAGGAGCATCAAACGGCACTTGACAGGCTGGCAACGTCTGTCGAAGTGCTGGCGACCAAGCAGGAAACCGTCGAGGGAGACGTCAAAGAGATCAAAGAGGACGTGAAAGCCATCACGGGCAAGGCAGGGAAACGCTGGGACAGTCTGGTAGACAAGGCTCTCGCGGCGCTGGCGGGCGCGTTTATCGCGTGGCTGCTGAGTGGGGCGGTCGGATGAAGCGCCTTATCAAAAAGGCATCGAAATTGCGAACGAGGAACATCATTTTGATTATCGTTGGCATTTTTATCGCCGCTTTTGTGATCTACACGGTCATCTTTTACAGCATTAAGGGGTGGCAGTGGGACAACATCTTCCCGTACCTGCTGGGTACGGGAGGAATCATCGAAGCCTTTACTGGGCTTCTGACACTGGTAGAAATTATCGTTGGACGGAAACGAAAGGAGAACAACAATGAAATTTGAAATGAGTAACAAGGTGTACGATGTGCTCAAGTGGCTCGTGCTCATCGTACTGCCCGCCTGCTCCGGCCTCTACGCCGCCCTCGCGGGTGTGTGGGGGTGGGGCTACACCGAGCAGGTGACGACCACCATCAGCGCCGTGGCGCTGTTTATCGGCGCGCTCATCGGCGTGTCGACGTCCAGCTACAACAAAAACAAGGACGAGGACGGCAAGGGTGACAGCGATGTATCACAGTAGGGACATTGCTGACCTGCGGGCGGACGTGCGCGCAAACTGTGTCATTTTTCTCGCCCTCTGCAAGGAGGCGGGGCTTCCGGTTCTCGTGACGGAGACAGTACGAGACGACGAGTACCAGCGCTATCTTGCCGAGAACGGCTACGCGGCAAAGTCCGCGACGCGCCCGACGTTCCACGGTGTCAAGGCTGGGCTGGCGTTCGACATCTGCAAAAACGTCAAGGGGCATGAGTACGACGATCCGTCGTTCTTCGCCCGCTGCGGGCAGATCGGCAAGCAGGTCGGCTTTTCGTGGGGCGGCGACTGGAAGAAATTCCCCGACCGCCCGCATTTCCAGTGGGACGACCACCTCAAGTACACAGGGAGCATGATTTTGGCGGGCAAGTACCCGCCGGAAATGGAGGAGTACATGGATCAGGCAACGTTTAACAAGATGATGGATGCCTATTTGGCACAGCTCGGCACCAAGCCCGTCTCTTCGTGGGCGGCGAAAGACTGGGCGGCGGCAAAAGCGGCGGGCATCACGGACGGCAGCGCGCCGCAGAGACTTATCACGCGGCAGGAAGTCGTGACAATGATCCAGAGAGCGACAAAATAACGGTGCCCGATTTGGGCACAGAAAGGAGCGGGCGGCGAAAGCCCACGCGCAAGCGCCTCTGCAAGCCCTACACGGGCATGGACAGTCAGCACAGGTCAATCCGCGCGCAATTATCCTCTATGGCCCCCAAGCGGGCCGTGGCGTATATCTTATCCTTCGAGCTGCCAGCTGACGAGGCGGCGTGTATCATTGAGTGCGACGTGCGGCAGAAAAGCTGCGTGCAGGTGGCAATGGAGCAAAGCCTATCTGTTGACGCAGTGAAGAAATACCGGCGGCGCGCATACCGCAAAATGGCATCAGAAGTATATGAAAAAAGAAATGGCCCCACCGAACGGTGAGGCCATTTCTCTTGTGTAAAAGCAGGCCGGGAATGACCTGTAAAATTAAAATATCACATTTCACGTAAAAAGGCAAGGGGAACCGTTCGACGGTTTTCGACGCACTTTTCATACACTTTATGGGCGCTTTTGAGCGCCTATTTTTTTGTACTATGGACACAACAAAGGAGGTGCGGCGATGTACGACCGACTTTTAGCTTTGGGCTTTACTGAGCAAATGGCGATGGACATTTTGACGCTGTTCCCTGATCCTGACGAGCTGAGAACATACGTCTACTTTGCAGAGATGTTCCATGTATAGCTATTTCAACCCAAATCCAAACGGGCGCAACGTGTCCGACTGCACCGTGCGCGCAATCTGCAAGGCGACAGGAAAGGACTGGGGCGAAGTTTATTTGTCTCTGTGCATACAGGGATACTTAGACGGCGACTTGCCCAACGCAAACGCCTGTTGGGGCACATATCTGCGGTCGCTTGGCTATCGGCGCTATATTATGCCGGACACCTGTCCCGACTGCTACACGGTCGGTAAGTTTGCCGATGAGCACCCACGCGGGACGTATATTCTCGCGCTCTCTGGACATGTAGTGTGCGTGCAAGACGGCGTGATCTATGACAGTTGGAACAGCGAGAACGAAATCCCGCTTTATTACTGGGTCAAAGAAACGGAGGAATGAACATGGCATATCCCTATTTCAATCCCTATTATCCGCAGCCGATGCCGGACAACCTCATGCAGATGCGACAGATGCAGCAACCACAGATGCAGCCCATGCAGCAGCCCATGTCGCAGCCAGTGCAACAGAACCCTATCGCACAGGGCGGCGTGCAGTGGGTAAGCGGCGAACAGGAGGCGAGAGGCTATCTCATCGCGCCCAACTCTGCTGTGGCGCTGTGGGATTCTACCGCGCCGACTGTGTATCTCAAGCAGGCGGATGCAAGTGGGAAGCCGACGCTTAAAATTTACGATCTTGTAGAGCGCGCAGAAACGCCCCGCACAGCGCCGCAGGAAAAGAGCGTGGAATTTGTCACCCGTAAAGAGTTTGACGCTCTGGCAGCGCTTGTGGGCGAAATAAAGAGCAAGAAAAAGCGCAAGGTTGAGGAGGACGAGGATGATGAGTAATCCTTTTTTTGGCGCTCTTGGTGGCGGGAACGGCTTTTTTCAGATGATGCAACAGTTTCAACAGTTTAGGGCAAATTTTCAGGGTGACCCCAAAGCGGAAGTCGAAAAGCTTTTGCAATCTGGCGCTATGAGCCAGCAGGAGTTAAACCAACTTCAATCTATGGCAAAGCAGTTTGAACCCTTATTCCACTAATCTTATCGTGGCCACGATTTGATAAATAAAAATTTTTCAAAGGAGTGATACTATGTCTCTTTCCGACGGTGCTCCCATGATGACTATGCCGGTCGCGCCCGCGAACAATTACGGCGGCGGTATGGGTATGTGGGGCGACAGCTGGATCTGGATTATCGTTCTTTTCCTCTTCGGCTGGGGCCGCAACGGATTTGGCAACGGTAACGGCGGCGGTGTGATGGACGGCTACGTTCTGACATCTGACTTTGCGAGCGTTGAGCGCAAGCTCGACAGTATTGCAAATGGCATTTGCGATTCCACCTTTGCGTTGAACAATGCCATTACTGGCGGCTTTGCTACGACCACACAGGCCATCAACACCGGCTTCGGCAATGCCGAGCTGTCCCGCGCAAACCAGCAGGCGGCGCTTATGCAGCAGCTCAACGCCATGCAGATGCAGGCCGCAAATTGCTGCTGCGAGAATCGCGCAGCTATCGCGCAGGTGCGCTATGATATGGCGACGCAGGCGTGCGACACTCGCAACACGGTCAACACGGCAACCCGCGACATCATTGACGCGAACAACCAGAACAGCCGTGCCATCCTCGACTTCCTCACGCAGAGCAAGCTGTCCGATCTCCAGACCGAGAACCAGAATCTCAAATTGGCCGCGTCTCAGGCTGCACAGAATAACTACCTCATTTCGCAGCTTCGCCCGTGCCCTTCACCGGCTTACATTACCTGTAACCCGTGGGCGGGCAGCGGCTATGGTGGCTGCGGTTCCGGTTGCGGCTGCTGACAACTGCATAGCATAGCTTTTTCGTGACCTCACGAAAATGGTCGGCCCCGTGCCGATACTAATCACAACGCGGCGGGGCAATAGCTCCGCCGCTGTATTTTAAACGGGTCGATTTCGACCCCTTTAGGAAGGAATGATTTTGTGAAAACAGTTGACGAACTCAAACAGGAATTTGTTGATCACATTGCAACTCTGGACAAGAGTGAAATGAGCATGTACGATCTTAGCAATTATGCCGATCTTTTGCGTAAAGCGGACGAATTATTTGCGCCCAGCTACGCGGAAATGATTGCAAATGGTGCGTTTGCCCCTTTTGGGGCAAATCAGAGAAAGGAGTGATACCAGTATGGCTGAATTTAGTAATTCTATCATTGCTTTGGTCCCTGCCGGCCAGAACGTCCCACTGACCGGAACGGCGGTCAATAGCAAGCCCTGTATCGTGCATCGCCAGGGCGCAGGCATTGTCACGCTGCGCGGCCTCACCAATCAAAACCGCGCTCTGTTTCGGGTCTCCTATGGCGGAAACATCGCCATTCCCACTGGAGGCACGGTTGAGGCCATCACGGCGGCGCTTGCCATCAACGGAGAGCCGCTGACCAGTGCAACAGCTACCGTCACGCCTGCGGCTGTAGGAAACTACTTTAATATTTATGTTTCCGCGCAGGTCTGTGTTCCAAAAGGATGCTGCCTGACGGTTGCAATGGAAAACACCAGCACTCAGGCCGTCAACTTCGCTAACTCGAATCTGACGGTTGAGAGAATCGCGTGAAAGGAGAATGGACATGAGCAAGAAAGCAATGTATGATCTGCGCAATATGCTGTGCGATGAACTCGACGAGCTGGCACGCAAGGGCGAGCTTGGCGCGGGTGATCTCGAAATTGCGCACAAACTGACGGCCACCATCAAGAACATCGATAAGATCGAGATGATGGAAGATGGCGGCTATTCCCGCGATGAAGACTATTCTCGCCGCTATTCCCGCGACGGAGACTGGCAGTCTGGTATGCGCGGCGCTTATGACCGCGATATGTCCAATGCGAGACGTGGCACGCATTATGTGCGCGGCCACTATTCCCGTGACGGCGGCATCGACAACATGAAACGCCAGTTGCAGGAAATGTTGGACAACGCCGATGACGAAAGCATCCGCAGAGCCATCCAGCGTTGCATGGACACGATCGAGGGCTAAAGGGGGTGCTCCCCTATGGTCGATGAGAATGAGGTCAAGCGCTGGATAGCTCGACTTGAAACAGAGGAATCAAGCTGGACAAACTATGAGCGCCTTGCCGTGCTGTATGCCATTCGTGACCAGCAAAGCGGTAGCAGAGATAGGGCTTTGCCAATGTCATACTCCGCAGCGCCCGCACCGGTTAGCGTCGAAACATACGGTGACAGCGACTTTCTGCGCGCGGTGGCAGATGTTCCGCCGGACAAGGCGTGGGATATCATGGACGAGCTGATGGACAGTTTGAAAATTGTAAACGAGCGCGTCTATAATAGCGTCATGCGAAAGCTCGGTAGCGAGTAAAATGCTTTGAATATTCACGCATACGCAAATCTATAGGTGAATTTTATGGCTAACAAATGGCTAACAAAAGCCTAAAAAACGCTGTAAAATAAAGGGATTTTGCTCCCCTGCTAAGGGAGTAGGGCGTGTAAAAAGCGCCGCGGAGGTTCAAATCCTCTCTTCCGCGCCAAGAAAAGCAAGAGAAAACATTGCGTTTTCCCTTGCTTTTTCTTTTATATCGTCTTGTTTTGCTAAGAAAAGTTCAATTCTTGCATTTCAGAAAATGCCTTTACCCCTAAGTTTACCCCAATTGGATTTTTTACCCCTAAAAACTGCGGAAAGAAGCTCCACCGGCTGGCTGACTGGTGGAGCTTTCTTTTATGCCTTTTTCAGCTTTTCATAATATGACTGCGTTCTTGCTGCGGTGTCCTTCATCATCTGTTCGGACGTGTGAGCATAGACGTTCAACGTGAAGCTCGCAGTGGCGTGTCCCATGAAGTCCTGCACACTTTTGATGTCCGCACCGCTGGCAATCATCACTGTGGCCGCTGTGTGTCGCAGATCATGCACACGAGCATCCGGGCGTCCGATGCTTGCAGCGATTTTCTTAAAATATTTGTAGAAGGTATGAATGGCAAGATGCGCACCCATTTCATCGGTAAAGACAAGGTTGTCGCTGTTCTTCCAGAGCTTACCGCCTTTGAGCTTGTTTTGCGCCTGCCGACGCTTTTCATCCCGAAGATATTCAAAGCAGAGCGGGGGCGGCTCGATCGTGCGCGGCTTGCCGCTCTTGGTGGTGTCGGCAATGTAGTAAGCGCCGTTCTTTTTCTTCTCACGCTGTAGCTGCTGACTGACGGTGATACGCCCTTTTTCAAAGTCGACCTGTGACCACGGGAGACCGAGCAATTCTCCCTCACGCAGACCGGCAAGCAGACAGACGGCAAGCGCGTTTCGATAAGGACTGTCCTCGATTGCTTCAAGGAACTTCGGAATGTCCTCATCACGCAGCGGCGCTATTTCGCGCTGTACCACCTTCGGCTGCTCTGCGGCGTCACAGGGGTTACTTACAATGATCCCCTGTTTCAATGCAACAGAGAGCGCCTTATGCAGTACGGCAGCGCAGTTCTTGACGGTCTTTCCGCTCAGCCCCTTCTTGGTCATGGCGTTATAAACCTTCTGGACGTGTGCGCCGCGCAGAGCTTGCAGCTCGATAGCGCCGATCTGAGGCTTGATGTAATTCTTTATACAAGCCTGATAGTGGAGGTATGTTGTCGGTTTGATCTTATTGGCGGCAAAGGTATCGAGCCATTCGTCAAGCCATTGCGCGACTGTCGTTTTTTGCGGTGTCAGATATGTACCGCGGTCGATTTCACGGAGAATGGCCGTCATCTGCTTGCGCACGGCGGCTTGCGTCTCACCGTAGATGCTGCGGCGGATCGGCTTTCCTGTGCCTGGGTCATTGCCGACGGTCACACGGGCTTCCCATCGACCGTCAGGCCGCTGCCGGATGCTACCGGCACCCGACGCGGCGCGCGTATTTGCTTTTCTTGGCATTGCTTTTTCCTCCTGCATTTGTTATGATTGGAGGGCAGTAGGCTTTCCGTTTGCTGCCCCTTATAACCGTCCTCGGTGCTGCAACACCGAGGGCGGTTTTTTACTTTTGTGTGCCTCGCTTGATCTTCTCAGCGGCATTGACGCCTTTGACAAATTTTTCGGCGCGTTTGACGGTGTTGCGCCCAATGTTATGCTCTTTTGCAATGGTTTCAGCTGTATCGCCTTTAATCAAAAGCCCATTTTGGGCCTTTGATTTTCTATCTCCGCCTACAGTCATTTTCTGCGCCTCGTACTGCCGACCGATCAAGTATGTCTTCTGTGCGCCTATTAGATTATTTACTCCATAGTTAAATGTTTATTTTTTGATTTTCTTTTTTTGAAAGAGTTCAACCAAGTTATGTATTGCGCCTCAATCTTAGGATCACTCTTTAATTTCTCTCGCCACTCTGCAGCCTCATTTGTGAACGCAAACAATGCTTGCTGCGCCTGGCCTTGTGTTGACGGCGGAGCTTCTTTTGCACGTCTTGCCATCATGGTATAGATGCTATGATAAATCCGTGCGGTTTCATTTCCCTTTTCTCGCAAAAGTTGCTTTTTATATTTTGCAGCTTGTTTGCAATTCATGTTGGGATATTCTTTACTACGGCGAATGCAATACTTTTCGTCAGCTTTTTTGGGAATAAACAGCTTTCCGCAATTTGCACAACGCTTTATTGTATAGCCATTTGTTGCGAGATAATGTAATTCAGCAACACATAATTGTTCAATAACCTCGCGAGTTAAACCACGAACAAAAAAACAACGATATAGATCACAAGTGATCTCTTTCCCGTTGTCATTCTGTTTAGCAATTCCGTGAAATGGAACTTCAAATCCATAAGAAATAACAATGTCTTCAAACATCTTCAAATCTAATGCTTTGTCACCTTTAATTTTTTCATCAAAGATTCTTTGGAACATTGATTGACACATTTTGGCAGCAGGTAAATTTACATCATATTTAAATTCTTCTGCGCCCCAATAAACATGATTTACTTCGGGCGAATCTTTTCCAAAGTCATCATAACTAATTTCTAAGTCGGAGATAAATGATAATAACGGATATCCGAGTTCAACAATTTTATATGATTTTTTCTCGGCCACACTTATTAAACACTCTTTATCGTAGCCACGCCAAAACTGTAATGTAATCATCTAATCCCCCACAAAGTTGATTCCCTTGTTATATAAAAAACGAGAAATAAACAAATAAACACAAAATTGCTTTCTTTCTAGTATTATATACTCAGAAAGCAACGATGTCAAGTTTGTTGTTGCTGTCATTACAGTATGGGGGTGAAATAAATGAGCAATGAAGCACTCCGGCGATTTGCTGCTGGGAACGGTGTGAAGCTCTGGCAGGTGGCCGAAGCACTCGGAATCGCAGATACCAGCCTTTCGCGAAAGATGCGGAAGGAGCTACCGCCAGACGAAAAAGAAAGAATCGTCAGAATCATTCGAGAGCTTTCGCAGGAGGTGGTTTGATGGCGACGCTTGAACCTATCGCGGTCACAGAGAAACAAAAAATCTTTGAAATCATTCGGGAAATTTCTGCTGAGATGTAAGGGGTTAACGGCTCTTTATATTTAGATAATGTGTTGTCATTGTGTAAAATCCCGTGCTATGTTGTTTGGTACAGACAGGAGGCGATTTTTGTGGGACTTGAAACAGAGAAACTTTTTTTGCGTCCGTCTAAGGCCGCACAGCTTGTGGACACAAGCAGGCAAACGCTCTACGCTTGGATGCGGCTGCCGGGATTCCCTGTATACCGGATTGGGGGCAGCACTCTTATCGCTGCCGATGAGCTTGTCGAGTGGATCAAGACACAGGGGCGGTGAGCGGGTGACATATCTCGATCTTTTGAACTCGTTCCATCAATGGCAGAAGAGCAATTATCTGCCAGGAAATGCAAGGCTACTCTATTACGGGTTACTTGCCGTTTTCAATGAAGCGCGATGGCCGGAGCAGGTACAGATCGATAACTTCCGGCTCATGTCTATGCTCGACACGCGAACGGAGAGGGTAGCAATCGCGGCGAGGGATAGCCTTGTTGCTGCTGGCCTAATTGAATATAGCCGGGGAAAAAAGCGTTCTCCAAACACTTATCGGCTAAAATATACCCCTCAAAAAGTCAGTGAAAATGGCAGTGAATCAGGCAGTGTTTTTGACAGTGAAACGGTAAGTACATCGAGCAGTGTATCAGTATCGAAAACAGTCAGTCATATAAAAGAAAAAGATAAAGATGTTTCTTTTGTTCCGCCTCCCGCCGGAACGAAGAGATCGAAGAAGGTTTTTGAGCACGACTCTCTTCCATATCGCGCTGCGCGCTGGCTCGCGGATCAGATTGAAGGTCGCTTACCAAACTGCACGGCGCATTCAGAAACGACCTTGCAGAATTGGGCGGCGGACTTCGACAAGTGCCATCGACTGGATGGGCACAGCTGGGAGGACATCGATAAGGTTTTACAGTTTTCACAGTTTGATTCGTTCTGGCAAAGCAACATCCTGTCAGGGGGCAAATTCAGAAAACAATACACGCAGCTCCTGGCAAAAATGGGGGGTGGCGGCACGTGATGCAGGACACTTCTTCTCTTGAATATTCCTTGACTGCGACGGTCTGTCTTGAATCGCAGCAGGTCTTGAAACTTCGGCAGCTTGTGAGCACGGACGATTTTTCCATTCCGGCCTGCGCTACAGTTTTTGGCGCTGCGGACAGCGCTGTATCACGGGGCAAAGCGTTTGATGCGAACATCGCCGCTGACGGTCTTCGCGGGCTTGTGGATGCCCCTCGTAAGTTCCTCGCCGAGTGCATCGACGTGACGCCTACCGTGGCACACGCGGAGGAATATGCCCGCCTGTTACATACCAGAGCCGCGGAGAAGCGGCTAAGAGATGGTGTGCTTGCGGCACTCGATGAAGGGAATCCGGCAACAGCGATTGCCGAACTCTGCAAGGCGTTTCTCCTTGACAATGCAGGCGGACGACTGAAAAGCGTCTCGCAGGCCCTTACAGAGACCTTGCAGAGCCTTTCAGTGCAGGAGCAGGCCCGTATCGATACGGGATTCCCAAAATTGGATAGCATTTTGAAGGGGTTCGAGGGGGGACAGCTCATCATCGTCGGTGCTCGCCCAGGGGTCGGCAAGTCTGCTTTTCTGCTCGACCTTGCAGAAAGTGCAGCTCGAGCCGGAAACGAGACGCTTTTCGTCTCGCTGGAAATGAATGCTTCCGAGTTGACCGAGCGCTTGCTTGTGCGCCGCAGTATGGCGACGATGGATGAACTGATTGACCGCGATTTGACTGATGAGCTATGGGACGATATCGCGGCGGCGTCTAACCGCCTTGAACGTCTTCCTCTTCATTTTTGGGACAGGCCCGCGGCAACAGTGAGTAAAGTTCGAGGTGCAGCGGCGACCATTCAAAACCTGCGATTGATCGTCATCGACTATCTCGGCCTGATGCAGGCCGAGCGCCGTGCGGACAGCCGAAATCTTGAGCTCGGACAGATCAGCCGCGACTTAAAAAACCTTGCTTCCGAGCTGCAAATCCCCATCGTTGCGGCGGCACAACTTAACCGTGGTGTCAACGATACCGAGCGCCCGACCCTGCTTTCTTTGCGCGATAGCGGAGAGTTGGAGCAGAACGGCTCAAAAGTATTGTTCCTCTGGAAGATCGATGAGTTCGGGACAGTTGGGGTGTCCGTTGCGAAAAACCGCCGCGGTCGTCAAGGCGTTGTGCAGATGAACTTTGACGGCGCACATCAAAAATTCACCGAGCTTTCGGAGCCGTACCGCGAGCCAGAGAAAAAACGCCGGGGCGGATTTTTGGAGGGTGGCACATGAATATCTGAGGAGAGAAGAAAGAAAAGATGGTCAAAATTCAAATTTTATGGCGGAGGATTTATGACTATCTTGGAAGCGTACAGCATTCTAAAATCAACCAAACCCGCGCGCTGTGAGCGTGAGCGCTATCGCCAGCGTGACGAAATACAGCACCGTGTAATTCCGCTTTTGCCTGCTGATGATCGAGATAAGTTTGAGCGGGCAATGAACCGTCATTTTCGATTATAAAAAAAGCTCTCCCCAAATAGGGAGAGCGGCTCTTGCGGTGAATCCGATTTGTCGATTCTGATTTTACCACAGGAGGAGCGGATATGCAAGCAAAACCACTTGCCACAAATCTTGGCGAACAGGCAAACAAAATTGCAGTGTCAGTGCAGTCCGGTGACGGTGATGTATTGGCCTTGTGGGGGATGTGCCGCCGATATGCTATGCAGCAGGCTACACGGTGGCTCAGAGCGTTTGAGAGCAGCGGCGGTGTCGAATTAGACGACCTTGAACAAAGTGCGTTTATCGGGCTTCTAAAAGCCGTGCAGACATGGAAGCCGGAAAGCGGTGCATTCTCCACTTGGTACACCATCCAGCTAAAGGCGGTATTTGTAGAGGTTTACGGGATGAGGACGAAACGAACGCGCGAAGACCCGCTCAATAAATATCATTTATCGCTCGATACGCCACTGGATGAGAACGAAGACGGCAGCTTTACTATCGCCGATATTTTACCGGATGAAAGAGCAGAGGCAGAATTTGAGGACATCGAACAACGAGACTTTCAACAGGCTGTGCAAGCGGCACTTGCACAACTGCCAAATGCACAGCGCGAGGCCATCATCGGTGAATTCTGGTTCGGGCGAAAGCCTGATGCAAAGGCGCGGCGGGAAGCAATACGAGCCCTGCGGCACCCGCGTATCCGCAAACCGCTGATGGAGTATTACTAATAAAAAACACTGAAACGTCAGATAAAGCAGAGCCGGAAAGGGGGCTTTTCAAACTTTGTCAAAGAAAATTCGAGATGAGACCATTATTGACGCGCTTTTGATCTCCGCGACAGTGCGGAGCGCGGCGGCAAAGCTCGAGATCAACGAGCAGACGATCTATCGCCGAAAACGAGACCCTGAGTTTATGCAGAAGTATAACGAGGCACGGCGCGAGCGAACCGAAGCGGCGCGTAACGTATTGCAGGAGCGGGCACATGCTGCTGCGGATACGCTGGCAACGATCATGCAGGATGCAGACGCGCCCGCACAGACCCGCGTAAGCGCCGCAGCAGAGATTTTACGACAGAACGTGAAATATACGGAGATCACAGACATCATGCAGCAGCTTGACGAGCTTGAAGCATGGCGAAGGGAGCAGGAAAACCGATGAGGAAGAATTATGACATTCGCCTTGCGGCGCTGCGGGAATATCTCAAATCGCTGTCAGCCGATGAAACTACTTTTATTGTCGAGGGCGGCGCAGAGTATCACACAAAAGAAGATCCTTTTAACTACCTGATGCAGCACGGCGCAGTTACTCACGACGGGCGGCGCATTGTCCTTTATCCGCACCCAGTAGAGGGCATAGACGGGCTTAGCTTGAGCCTTTACCAGCTTATTGACGAAGCCATTGAGCGCGGCAAGCTGGAATTGCCGGAATTGGAGAGTGACGAACTATGAACAGCAGTATTAAAGCCCGCCTTGCCTCTTTACAGGCGATTGCAGCGCAGAAGCAAGAGGGCGTAGCTATTATGACCCTGCTTGAAAATGGCGCGTGGGCGGCTTGCAGAGCGCCGCAAAGCCCCGCAAAGGTATTTCAGACGCAGGAGGCAGCACGAGATTATTTATCAGACTGCGAAAGCGTTATCATCATCGACCTTTAAGAAAATCAGCGCAACAGCGCATAAAACAGAAAGGAATTTTGATATGAATTTTGAAGCCAACATTGAAACCGCTGATAGCGTAAAGGAAAAGGTCAAGGCCGCTTTCGGCTTTGATCTGAGAAGTGCCCTTGACCTTGTGAAACGCAGCGACTATGACACGGACGAGCAGTATTTGGACGCTTGCGCCCGCGCCGAGTTGGAACGCAGCAGCCCCGAATACAGAGCAGCCAGAAGCCGCCTTAAAGCTGAATACCATGCACGGCAAGAGGAACAGGAGCGCAAGGCACAGAGCGAAAACTATAAAGCAATCCGCAGCAGCGTGAGCCTTGACAGCGTAGACAAGCACAATATCGATGAAGAAGCCGCCGCACTTGCCCGCCGCGATCTTTCCGCAAATCGTATTGCCGCGTCCGATCTGGGCGCGACCATTGAGAAGTACGCGGCAGAGCTGACGGAAAAAGCAAAGGACAGTAAGGCCAGCAGCGCTCTTTTCAATGCTATGCTGCGCGGTCAACTGTAAGGAAAGGAGAACACACCATGAGCCAGTTTAACATTTACGCCCGAAAGCTCGATACAGCTTTCAAAGAAGCCCGCAGCGAATACAACACCGCTTTCCGCGCACTCCAAGAGGCGCAGCAGGCCAGCCGTGACGCTAACGCATGGAAGCCCGGAGACAGCGCCGAGGAAAAGCAGGTTAGAACAACCCGCGCAGCGCTAAAGCTGCATGACGCAGAAGCCACTTTTAACGAGGTGAGCGCCCGCGTTTGGGACAACTTCAAGGCCACGCGCCGCACGATCCGCGCAGAGCTGGAACAGGCAGTACGCGCCGCCAATATTGCAAACCCTGACGCAATCGACAACAACGCCCTTGAGCTGATGAAAACCGGCGTTCTTTCCCCGGCTGATTACTCCGCGTTCATGGAGCGTTTCGACAGCAACCCCACCATGCTAAAGTTAGTGGGTCACTACGCAGCCGAAGCCGCAAAAGCAGCGGACGACCGCAAGCAGGCCGCAGCCCTTAACGCTATCGCTCTTGACTGCCAGAGCGGGGAGGGCGCAGTCATGCGGGCATGGGATAGCATTTCGGCAATTTCTGACAGTTGCGGCGACGGGGACGGCTACCGGCGCAAATCGCCCGGTGTAATTGTCAGCATGAGCGAAAAATGGGACGATCTCGCGGGCGAGGCCGTGGAGAACTTCTGATTTTCGATAAGCGGCAGAGATCAACATTCTGAATACGAAGCTTCCTGAAAACAAATTTAAGGAGAGATAAATATGGAACTTAGTTTTGCGAACGGTGTGCAGGAATACACCGTGCACGGCGTTAAGGGCGATGTGATCATTCGATTCAACCCGACTGACGGCGCATTTATCCAGCGTCTTTACAACGCGTTTGACACACTGGACAAGAAGCAGGAGAAATACGCAGATGAGGTGCAGAAGTGCGGCGACCGCGTTGAGATTTTCAACATTGCCGACCGCCGCGACAAGGAGATGCGCGAGATTATCGACGGCCTTTTTGAAGAGCCGGTGTGTGACAGCATCTTTGGCAGCATGAACCTCTACGCGATGGCGGACGGCCTGCATGTGTGGACAAATTTCCTGCTTGCGCTGATGGATGAGACGGACAGCGCCTTTGCTCGTGAGCAGAAAGCCACGAATCCGCGCATTCAGAAGTACACGGCAAAGTATCGCCGATGAATTGGGGCTTGCCTGCCTCCGTCGAGATCGGCGGAGTGAGTTATGAGATACGCACAGATTTTCGCGTAATTCTCGATATCTTCGTAATGCTGAGTGATCCTGATTTGAGCGGCACTGACCGCGCAGAGGGCATCTTGCAGATGTTCTATGTCTCGCCTGAGGATATCCCGCCGCAGCATTTGCAGGAAGCTGTAGACCGTTTTACATGGTTCCAGAACGGCGGCAAAGAGCAGGATAAGAAGAAATCGCCGAAGTTGGTCGATTGGGAGCAGGATTATCCTTTGATTCTCCCTCCCATCAACCGAGTATTCGGACAAGATATCCGCGGAATCCCTTATGATGCGGAGACCAACACCGGGGGCGTCCATTGGTGGACGTTCCTCGGTGCGTATAACGATCTCGGGGACTGCACCTTTGCTCAGGTCGTGCGCATCAGAGACAAAAAAGCACGAGGAAAGACGCTCGAAAAGGACGAACGCGAATGGTATCGCCGCAACAGCGACCTCGTGAACATAAAAAATAAGCTCAGCCAGGAAGAAGAGACCACCATTTCGACTTGGTTGAAATTGGGGAAGGAGTGATTAAATGGCAAATGCTGACGGCAGCGTGATCTTCTCGTGCGACTTGGATTCGACCAAAGCACAGAAGAAACTGAGCAAGCTGCGTGACGAGATATCCGAACTGAACAGCAAGCTTGAAAAGGAAACGGGCAATAAGCTGAACCTTGAAAAGCAGCTCGACGCCGCATCTCAGGCAGCGAAAGCTACTGAGGAACGCGTGAAGATGCTGCGAAAGGAAGTCGAACGGCTGAATGATCGCGAGTGGATCCAAAAGCAGGGCTTTACACAGAACGAGTATCAGACGCAAGTGCTCGACCGCCGCGCCGCTGCGGAGGCGGAGCTCAAACAGCAGGAAGCGCTTTTGCACACGCAGACGAAGGAGGTCAAAACGCTTTCGGCTGCTTACGAAGAGACGACCGCCAACATCGACAGCATGACGGTAAAGCTCGACAAAGCAAAGGTCGCTGCCGGTGAGTTGATCGCTAATACGGAGCAGGAACGCAGGGAGCGCGAGGCGGAGAATTCCGCGCTAGCCAAAGCGGGCCAGTATGCCGCGCGTTTCAGAGATCAGGTCAAGAGTTTAGCGCGCTCTATGCTTGTATTCTCAGTCATCACGGCGGCGCTCATGGCGCTGCGCAAGCAGATCAAGGCGGCTATTGCGACCAGCGCAGAGGCATCCGACGCTTTTGCCCGCCTCAAAGGTGCGCTGCTGACGCTGGCCGCGCCTTTGATGGACGTACTCATTCCGGCGCTGACGTGGCTAATGAATCTGCTTGCGGCCATTGTGTCGGAGATCGTGACGATCATTTCGATTCTGAGCGGTAAGTCAAAGAAGAGCATGGAGGCATCGGGCAAAAACCTCTACAAAGAAGCTGCCGCCATTGACGCGACCGGCAAGGCGGCAAAGGAAGCGACAGACGCGCTCGCGGCGTTCGATGAGATCAACAAACTCAGCACGACAACGTCCGTTGGCGGCGGTGGCGGCGGAGCATCCGCCATTGCGCCGGACTTTGATTTTGACGAAGGCCCCATGATGGAAAAGCTCGACAAGGTGTTCCAGAAGATCAATGATATCTTTAAAACCATCCGCGCAGGGATTGAGATCGTCGTGGATGACCTAAAATGGAGCTTTGACAAGAAAGTTATCCCCAAGAGCAAGGCAACATGGCTGACCGTTTTAACGGCGCTGCTCGGTGCAACACTCGGCGCGGCGTTCGGCGGCATCACGGGCGGCGTCATCGGTTTATCCCTCGGTGTGCTGCTGGGGCTGTACCTTGTGGGCCTTGACCCCGAAACATGGAAAACGGAGATGGACGCAGAGGATGCGTGGATCGTGGTCATCACGGCTTTGCTCGGTGCGCTGCTCGGCAGTGTGTTTCTTGGCATCACCGGCGGCGTGGCCGGTTTCAGCCTGGGTGCGATTCTCGGCCTCTATCTCACCGGCTTTGCAGAGGGGGACGAGGAACACGGCGGCAAATCACAGCTTCTTTCTGAGTTGATTGTCGTGCTGTGCGCGCTGCTTGGTGCAGTCATCGGCTCTATCGTGACGCCGGGCGTCGGTACAGTCGTCGGCATGGGATTAGGCCTGATTCTTGGACTGAGCATTTACAGCGTCCGCAAAGACCCGAAGAAGGGCACGCAGCGGCTTGTCAGCATCGGGCGCAGCGTACTTCTTGGACTGCTGGCCGGTGTTCTTGGCGTTGGCCTTGCAGCGCTGGGAATCGTCAGCGCCGGTACTGCATTTATTATCTCGGCGGCGATCGGCCTTGCGCTGAAATTCTTCGTCGACAGTGTGGACGATTCCAAAGTCAGAAAGGCAACGTCCGGCTTTACCGGCACGCGCGTATCAACAAAGGCCCCAACGCGCCGCCGTCGGGTGGCGGCGCAGAGCTTAGACGGCAATGCGCCTGTGTACAACGATATCCCGCAGCTCGCACATGGCGCGGTCATCCCACCGAACAAAGAATTTCTTGCTGTACTGGGCGACCAGAAGAGCGGAACGAACATCGAAACGCCGCTTGCAACGATGGTTGACGCATTTAAGCAGGCTATGGCGGAATCGGGTGGCGGTGCAACTACGGTCGTTATCCAGCTCGACGGTAAGGAGATTGCACGTAGCACCGTAAAGAACATCAACAACATGACGCGCGCAGCCGGTAAGCCCGTGCTGCTGTACTAACAGGAAAGGAGACTGCAAATGTTTATCTTCGGCTATGATATCGTGCTCGACCGTCTGGAACGAGTGATCCACCAGCTTGTGGAGCTGCAGACGGCGGAATAACAGGAAATTGAGGCAGTAGATGAGAACAAAAAGCAATTCTGAACACCCGCTTTGCGAGCTTAGTAAAGAAGAGATCGCGGAACTTTTTGCGAACCTCGAGCCTATTGAACTTCCGGATGGGCCGCTCACAAACGAGGGAGAACCGTGCGTAATCACAACTTGCACATTGACAGTAGAAGAACTTGGACTCAAGAACCATGCAAAGCGAGGAAAGGTTTGCTCAGAGTAAAGAAGAGGACTGCACCGTTTTGTGCAGTCCTCTTTAATTATGTTAGTGCCTTAACAAATTCAAGCATCTCGGTTACATCTTTGTCGGGAAGCATCATAACTTTTCGGATAATCTCTTCTTTCAACTCCTGCAAATCTAATTGCTCAGTTGTGTGTACCTGCTCGCTCATCTGTTTTCACCTTCTTTCCGAAAAGCTCACGTTCGCGCTCTGCAGATGCAATTA